GGGAAAATTCCAATCGACATTGGGATCATTTTGCAAAACTGGCTCTTCGAGATCAGGCATAATTAGGTTCCGGTAGCGGTTTGAACGGGTGAAGGCGCGACGCCGAGTTTTCCGATCTGGGCGTTTTGCTGCTGCTGAATTTGGAATTGGTACGCTTTGATCCGTCGATCCAAACGTTCCTGGGCGAGCGGATTCGCGCGAACGAAGTTAACGAAATCCTGTGCTTGCAGGGAATTCTGGATCACCTGAAGCGCTAATTGAGGATTGCTCTGGTTTCCTTCAGGGATCGGCGGCTCAATGCCGGTAACGATCTGCGACATCGCATCTTGTTCCTCAGTGACCTGTTGCTGAGTGACCATCGCTTGCGGCCGAATGATCCGCTGCGCCAGAGCCGGATCCAGAGCGCGCGTCGCGTACTGAGTGAGGCCCGCCCAATCTAACACGCCGGCCTTGTCCGTTTGGGCGAGCACGGTGGTGATCAGATTCATTTTTTCGGTCAGATACTCCATGTTGAGATCGCGCGCGTCATATTCCATGACCAGGCGCAGATTGTTCTGGATCGTTTCCCGATCGGTGGGCATCACCAAATCAGGGCAACCCGAGATCTGGACCCATTGATCCGGCGGGAAATACTGCTGGCACAACTGAAAAATCTGGATGAAGACCTCGCGATTTTCGCCCAACCAACAGTCAATCAGGCGTTGGGTGCGTCGAAGAATTTTGTTAGGATCGACTCCCTCCTGATTCTTTCCGAAGTAATCGGCTGTATCTCTTCGAATCGAGTTCTCTGTATCGAAGCTTGTGTTATCCATTGGGGGAGGGTTGAGCCACCCAATTTCGCCTGGCCGCAAGACCCCGAGTTGACTTGCTGGTCCAAGTTTGTACTGCTGTTTTCCACGTCCCAGAGGCACCAGGAGCGGTGGAATGGTTGAAATAGAAGTGCGGTCATTGCGGGAATCCCGTTGAGTTTTGATTTCGGCTTGAGCGGTGTCCGCGATATCGCCAACGCCGCGTGATTCCAAAACGCTGCGAGACCGGTTTTCGCGTCTGCAAAGCACGAAAGGATACTTCCCGTGATAATACGGCAGGGGAAGTTGCCGGCCAATTTCGTCGGTGCCTGGATGAAAAATGCAAACCTGGGTTTCCCGGGATCCGGTAGGCGACTCGCCGCGATAGAACCCATAGAAGACCTCGTGCAAATTTTGCATCTCATCGATGTAAATGCGGTCGTTGTACCGCGACGTAGTGTCCTTCGACATCTGCCAGATAACGCTCCCACCACCAGTGTTCAGGATAAATTTGGTAAACTTCGGACTCCACTGTTCCTGCTTGGAGCGATCCTCGACCTGGGGCTTACTCAACACATCCCTCCTCACCACCCAAGGCGCCCGCTGAATATCGAAGGTGGTGCGGAAAAAGAAGATATCCTGGTAGGTGCGGTAAGCGGTGACGCACGGCCGGTTAGTGCGAACGTACTTCTTCGGGTACTGAAATTGGCCCGTCTGCATCAACTGCTGAAACGCCGCGCGAGGATCCACGCTTGGGAAATATTGCTGGAAAGCTTGCGTCGCCGCGGCCAGGTCATCGCCGCTGAGACGTTGCATATTTTGCACGAGGTATTGGAGAAGAGCACCGAATTGCGGATCTTGCTGGGCAATCTGCATCAGATCTTGAGTGGTCACCGTGGCAATTTCGGTGTCCTCCTCGTAGAGCCAATCAATACCGAGCACCGAGCTGCCGTAATGCTGGCGCCATTGCGCGGCTAGATCCCGTTCGCGGTCGAGCTCCTCGACCAGCAACGTTCGCGCGATGTAATCCAGGACCGAGGTGGTAGCGCGCGCCAGGTCATCGTTTTGCGAGTTCGCGGCCAGCGTCTGCATATGACAATTTTTGTCTGCCGCCCGCATAATATCGACATCGTCATTAATGATGTTGTCGACGTAATAAGGCCGAATGTCGGAGGCGCCTTCCCACGGGAATGCGGCCTTTTTCAAAAACTTGCTGTACTTGCGGCCGTCATCGGATTGCCCGTTCCAGCGGCAGTACCGGCTGTCATCCAACCTGGTGGTGAGGCCGAAATACGCACTCCCTTCTTCAACCGAGGATTGAAATTGCTCTTTTACTTCGGCGACAGTCATTTTTAATACGCTCCACCTTCGACCAGGGTTAACTCTTGAGCATCGAAATCGACCAGCTTGCCGACTGCCATGTATCTCAGACAATCAACCGGATCTTTACTGGCGCCATGCGGCCCATCTTTCCCGGTCCAGATTTTGAGCGCGAAAATGGTGTTCAAACATTCGGACGAGATATAGAGGTGCGGCTCTTTGCGGTTCGCCGGATCTTCCGCTTCCTCATAATCCAAAAGCGAGTTGATCAGCGTGACGCCTTCATTGATCGGATCCAAAGGCGCCGGATGAAAAATGACACCCAGATCCATGAATTCTTCAATGATCGTTGTACTGTGATCGGCTTTCTGTGAAGGCGTGTTACCAAACCGGCTGTCCATCCAACGCTCGGCCAGGGTTTCGTCGCCTTCCAGGCGTTGCATCTCTTCGTAATAACGTTTGAGCCCCCACCCGAGCCCAAGCTGGGCGGGCCCTGCCTTGCCATCCGCGAGTTTGCCATCCGCCTCGGCCCATTGCCCGAGATCGCCGATTCCCGGGATGTACTGACCAGGACAAGGCCATTCCCGGTAGACGTAATGCCGGCCCATCGGATCGATCCGCACCCAGAGCATGAACCAATTCTTGTTTCCGGCCGGATCGACAATCTGGTAATTGGTCCCGATCTTCGGGATCTTATCCGGCGGGATGACGTGAACTGCGTCGCGAAACTTTGGGAACCGCTGAACAATGGCGCGAGTCGGGACACCGTAAGCTCGGCAAAGAATCTCTTCCCGGGACGCTCCCTCCAAGGTCTCCTTCATCGTGTCATAACCTTCAAACGGGTTATCCGAGGTATGAAAATAGATGATGATCGCGTTCTGGCGTTGCGGCTGTTGAACGCGCGGAACCATGTTTTGCGCAGCACCCAGATTGCCTTTCGGCAGCAGAGGCCCGGGAACCTTATCCACGGTCGTCGCACCGTGCAGATACTCCTGGACCGTATGGGTCCACCCATCTTTCGGAGTAAAAGAAATCAGGAGAATTCCGCGCCTGGTGATCAACCGATACCGGAGCGTTTCCAGGATGTTCAGCGGAACGAGCTCGTCGCACCAGATCAGATCGCAGTTACCGCCTTCGATGAGATCCAATTTTTGGCTGTAATGCCGAAAAACGCATTCGGAAGCGTTCGGGAGAATGAATTTTGAGTCAGAAAACCCATGCTTCTGGGAGAAGGAAACATTGGTTATTTTGCCTTTTTTGGCGTTACGGAATTCCGGCGGCAAATATTGAAAGACAATCGGCTGTTGCATCTCGACGGAATTGGCGTCGGTCGACTGGAAACACCAAACCATCCGTTTTTCGCTCGCTAAAAGCGTCTGAACGACTTTATGCGCACAATAGAACGATTTGGTTGCCCGATTCCCGCCCAGGATGAGCATTTCGCGTTTTCCAGATTCCAGATACCCGTCTGCAAGCTTCCAGATCTCTGGTTCGTAGCCGTACCGGTACGGATCCTCCCGTTCGAGCAAGATCCGTTGGTTGCGAGTGATCAGATAAGCTTCGACAGCCGCCGGATCGGTTTTGTATTGAGCCGCGGTGGGTAACGGGTAAAGCGGGTGCGGAAGAAGCTTAAAACCGCTTTGGTGATACTCCTGCATTTACCACCTTCCATAGCTGCGCGGCAACGCACGCAAGATCCGGCGCCGGCCGGTAGCATCGGGAGGCGAGATTTCATCCTCCTGAATAATCATGTTCCGCTTAAAATTGCGATGATTCCGCACGAAGAGATACATAGTCTCCGCACTCCACTGGTTCTCGACCAGGACCAGGCGCGGATTGGGCGGAATGCGAACGACTTTCCACTGCTTTTTCAGTGCCAGATCGACTGCGATATCGTCGACTATCACCGGCTCCTTTTCCTTGACCTGGCCGGTTTTGAGACCTTCCTGGATCAGGTCTTTGAGCCGTTCAACGCCTTCATGCGTGTACTTGACGGTGTACCCATCAATATCCCAATGAAACTTTCGCCGAAGCTTGGTCCGGCGCATCGTAGCAAGTTGCTTGACGGAGATACGCCAGGAATCGGAAATCGACTTTTCGGTGACGAGATCCTGTACAACTTCTTCGGAAACAGAGGCAGTATCAGGCATTTAGAAGCGCACATTACTCGTCCTTCTCACTACGCGGCAATTCTTTTCGCTCCGCGTAAGCATCAAGGAGCTCGTAGATCATCCGAGCGAAGAAATAGCCGCACGCTGCCGCGGCGAAGGAAAAGAAGAGGCTCAAGCCATATTCGGCAAAGATTTTCACTTGATGAACAGAGCAAGTTTGGGATTCAATATTATCCCAACAG